ACCGTGATCTCGGTTCGGCCATTCCAACCCGTGCGAGATTCGTTCACTTCGATGGCTTTCTCCAGGTCACCGTCCTTGTGCGGCGCGAACTGCTTAGCAAGATCGGCCATCGTGTCGGCCTCTTCGCGCATCACACCCAGCACGCGGCGGCTTGAGCGCTCGCCTAGCTGCCGGAGCTTGGCCGCCAGAAGCTCAGGGTTGAAATTCGTTTTGACTAGACCCACGGTGTGCCTCCACAGACAAAGTGATCGAGCGCGCCCGTGGTGCTGAACTGCGGCTCGAGCGACACCACCTTGAGAACCGTGCGGGCGACGGTGATCTGGTCGCCCAGCGCCGCGATGGTCTTGGACGTGAGCATCAGCCGTCCGGTGATCATCAAGTCCTGTGCGCGCGTCTGGGACGCGGCCAACTGCGTGTTCGAGTTGGTGAACTCCGCGGCGCTGGTGAGCCCAAGCACCGCACAGCCCTCTTCAACTGGCGTGCCGACCACCGCATCACCGTGGACATCGCGCTCAGTCGTCTTCGCAATCAGGCATTTCTGGTTCGGTCGAAACACGGCTTACTCCTCACGCGCGAGCATCGCGGTTGAATTGGGGTGAAAGAGCGCATCACGCACCGCGAGGTAGTCGTCGGCGATCGACAGCAGCACCCCGTGGTCGTCGTGTGACGGGTCCGGGTAGATAACCCTCACGCTGGTGTCACCGCGCGCTGAGGCGGCCCGCACGAACGCATCTGCGTAGCTTGTCTGCAGTGCGGCCTTGACAGTCGCAGCGGCATAGAGCGAAGGCTGCCAGCGCCGGCCGGACGCATCGATCTGGCTGAACACGAGCGGTCGGCGGTTTTCAACGATTGAGGCGGACGTGAGCGCGGCCTGGTAGGTCTGCCGGGTCGAGTTGAGCAGCAGCTCCACGCGCAGGGAGAAGTCGCGAATACGCTTGGCCGCGACCATGCTGTCTTTGTGAAGCGCCGCTGCAATCGAACCGAGCGCCGCGTCACGTGCGCCCGCAGCATCGATGCCATACACCTCTTCCCGCCCAATCGCGAGATCGATCACGTCGCGCATGCCAGAGTCGATCAGATAGCCGATCGTTGTGAGCGTGGTTGCCTCGAACTGTTGCAGGTTGGCGATATACCCGGCGCGGGCCGACTGTGAAGTCGGCGCGGTGCCACGCATCGACTCGGCGATGATCCCGCCGATCGCCAGGTGAAAGCCGCGGTATTGCTGCGTGACGGCCTCGCCCACGGTGTTGATGACGTGGTTCTTCATGCTCGGGTCATCCGAACGCGTGCGGCGATGAAGCGCGACATCGTTTGGATTGCCCGCCCGCAGACCAAGTTGTGCGCCGGCCGAATTGTTGTGAACTGCGTGGTCGATTCGCCGATCTTCTCGCTCACGATGCCTTGCTGGCGCTTGATGAGAATCGGATCAGCGCCAATCAGGTCATCTGCCTCGATGATCTGGGCGCGCTCCAGCGCGAACCTGAAGTCGAGCGGCAAGCGCTTGTATTGGTCCTGCGTCAGCTGCACGAGCGAACTGACGCCGAACATCGGCAGGATGTATGACTGCCAGTCGTCTGCCATCTCCCGGTAGCGGTAGCGCAGCTTGTCGAGATTCAGGCGGGCCTGGATCATGGCATTCACGCGCGTCAACCGGTCTGCCCCGCTCCACCCGGGCAGGTTGGGCATATCGAGCGCGGTCAGCTCGGCCTTCACCAGCGTCTGGAACGAATTGACGCCCGGCTTCAGCAGGTCGGACTCAGGCGGTGCGAAGTAGTATTCGTTGGACGGAAGTGCGACGGTGCCGCCGATGCTCTCGTTCTCGAAGACAACCTTCACGTCGAGCTTCCGGTAACCGCGCACGGTCCCGATCACCAGCGTGTAGCCGTTCGCGCGAACTTGCTCGGGCAGCGTATTCATGGCGGCGGGCACGGTCACCGACAGCGCGGTGGCGCCAGGCACAAACCCCGGAAGCGGCCCACTGCCTACCGTGTCGCCGTTTTCATCGGTGACGATGAAGCTCGCTGACACCGAGCCGTCAGCGATGGTGTAGTCAAACGTGGCATCTGCGCCAGCGAGAAGGGATTGCATGCTTACTCCGTTGCGTCTTGCTTTTCAGCTTCGTCGGCCGGTGCAACGACTTCTGCCTCGGGTGCTTCCGCGACCACTGCAGCCCCTTGCGCGTCAATGATCGCGGTGATCAGATCGGCGATCGATGCAGCCTTTACGCCCAGCGGATCACCGATCTCGCGCAAGCCCTTAATGCCGCCCTTGTTCGCAATTGCTTCAAGCTCTTCACGCGACTTCGCGTTCGGCTTGCCTTCGACCGCACCCGCGACGCCCGCCATGTCAGCGCGCACGACCATCTCGACGCACTTGCGATCGAGGTTGTCTTGCGATGCGGACGGGTTCGTGCCGTCTTCGAGCTCACAGCGCACGATGTTGCCGAGCGTGATCGCTTCACGGTTGGACAAGTCATCAAGCGACAAGCCATCGACGAATTCGACGCCGCCAAAGTTGCCGGTGTAGCCTTCCCAGCCTGGTTCTACCAATCGAAGCTTCATCACAGTTCCTGTGAAAAAGGGCATGGGTTCTAACCCACGCCCTTTTTTGGTTGACGTTAATAAGTCACGAATGCCTTATTTCACAGCTTAAACGTTCGTCACGCCTTGCAGACGAGCCAGCGAGCGCGTCGACTTCAGGGCGGTGCCGCAATACCACTTCACGCGGATGCGATCGGCGTCCTTGTTCTGGACGGTGCCGATGTCTTCCACGCGAATGCCCGCTTCCTTGCCGCCCCACAGACCGTGGAAGCCATCGAGCTCGTTCAGGCGCACCGCGTAGACCGAACAGGTGTTCGCGTTCGTGCCCATCGACTCGTTGTTCGCCAACCAGTCGTTACGCAGGATCGGAATCCCGTTGTGACCCAGCACTGCCTGGCCGAAATTCGGAATCTCGACCATCGCCGGCTGGATACCACCGGTTGCATACAGCAGCGAGCGATAGGCGCGGATCGTGCCCGCACGCATCACGTAAGCATCTGCGCCGTTGATCACCGTGTCAGCCAGCTGATCCAGCATGTTCAGCGTCAGAGCCGAACCGTTGGTTGCTGCCTGCAGCGTTTGAGCCTGCGTCACCAGCGTGGGCAGACCATCGAATTCCTTCGGGCTGATCGCGCTGTTGCCTTGGGCGATGGTGCGCTTGAACTTACGACCCACTGCCTTGGCCTTCATGCCGATCTGCGTCGCGCGCTGATCGTTCGTGTCGCTTTCGGTTTCTTGCAGGAACTTGTCCACATCCACGTCACCCGCGAGGATGCGCAGCTTCGAGACAACTTCCGTGAACGTGCCGGCCGACTCATTCACGGCATCGTTCGGCGACAAGAAGTCGGCGTCCGGCAGCGTGTTTTCGCGGTCATACACATATGCTTTGCCGTTTATACCCACGAACGGCAGAAGGGCGAAGAGCTCATCTTTCTCGATGATTTCTTCGATGACGCCTGCGACCAGCATGTTGTTAGACAGCTTGTCAGCTTCGACTTGCAGCAATGGCATGGCAATTCCTTTCGAAAAGAATGGATAGAGTAACTCGTTACTTACTATATCAGGCGAAACAAGGGTTTACAAGCGATCCTTTACTTCAGACCGTCCTTCTTCAAGCCAGCTGCAATGCGCGAAATGCCCGAGCCTACAAAACCTGCCCCTGGTTTGGCATTGGGCGTGACCGCCGTGTGCGTGGACGAGCCGGCACCGGTGCGCAGCTTCGACTTCAGCAGCGTGTCCTTGTCCGGGTCCATATCCACGAGCTTCGTGAGAGCCACATCGAATGCCAGCGGATCACCCTTCGAATCGACCAGCACGCTCCGGTCTTTCGAGCCGGCGGGCTTGTCGAATGCGACGACGGCGCCGTCCTTGAACTCGAAGTGGCCACCGTAGACGCGTCGTGCCTTGGCAACCGATAGCGTCATCTCGTCGGTGATGAACTTCGAGGAGCCGAATGCCACGCCCACGGTCAACTCAGCGATCTGCGAAGCCAGTTCAATGGCGCGCGTTTCGGCGGCCGACTTGCCATCGCGCTCAGCCTGCAGTTCCGCCGTGTGCGCCGCGACCATCTGCGACTTCAGCGAATCCCAGGCACCCTTGGCTTCCAGTGCGGCTGTTTCGGCGGTCTTCTTCGCTTCAACCAGCGCGCGGAGCTCTTTCGGGTCCAGACCATCGAATTCCTTCAGGCGATCCGCGGCCGTCGCCAGTTCAGCATCCTTGGCCTTGAGCTTCTCCTTCTTGTCCATCACCTCGCGCAGCAGCGTCGCTTCGGCGTCGGTCGGCTTCTTGCCGCCGGCTGCGGCGAGACGTGTGGCTTCGGCCTCAGCGGCAGCCAGGTCAGCAGCGGCCGCCGCGGCAGCTGCGAGCGTTGCGGCATCGTCACCACCGCCACCACCGCTGTTACCGCCGTCCGTCTTGCTGGCTTCCCAATAACCGCGGCCTTGCAACATCTGCTTTACGTGAAGAAATGACATTTTCTAAATCCTGGGTGCGACCGTTCTCTCGGTCTGGGTGAAAAGTAATATGAGCCGTTCACTCGGCCCAATCTTGAAAACGGGTGTTACTCGTGGTTCAACATCGAGGAGGCGGTTGTTCTGCCACCCACCTTCTGAATCGCAGCGGTTGACGTTGAGGGGTTCGCTGCAGACGAGCCCCCGCCCGGCGCACCTGGAGTCGCCAATACGTCTACTGGCGGCCACTGCTGCAACTCTCCCTTCATCTTCGCGATCAGATCCTTCGCGATCATCGGGAAGAGCTTGTCGATCACAGCATTCATCTGCTGACGACGCACGCCATCGGGTGCTTCAATCAGCGCAAGTCGTGCCGCGATATCGAACTCGTCATAGAGCCCGCGGACATCAAAGTCCTTCGGATACTCGACCATTTGCGGGGTCAGGTTGGTGGCGGTCGCGTCGGGCGCGACGTCAACGGTCTTGCCGTTGTAGAGCGAGACGAGCTCCACCATCTTGCGTTCGACCTGCTCCAGCGCGTCGGCCTTTGACGCGAGCAGCGAATTCACGCGCTCGAAGTCATAGGCTTTGGCGACGCCGGAACTGTTGTCGATACCCTGCGAGTTGTCTTCTTTCGTGCGCTCGCCGGCCAGGCCGATCGAGTGATAAATCTCGTTGATGATCTTGTTCAGGACCTTCAGGATGAGCTCGGCCTGCTTCACGTCCGGGCTGATGAACTCGGGCTTGCCGCCACCGGATGCGTCGTAGCTGAACAGGCGCTTCGTGCCCATCTCGACCAGCTTGTCGTAGCCATCTGTGCCAGCAGTCAGCGCTTGCGCCGGGATCACTAGC